GTTGTAGCACCAATTCTTACTTTATCATTATTTTCTGTATCACTTGCAGTTCCTGATAATTCTATATATCCTGTAGGAACAATATTACCTTTTATATTTGAATTTAATATTAAATTGCCTTTTGTTTCTAAGTCGCCTCTAACTTTAACTTTAGCATTATCACTATCATCAGGTAAGGAGGTAGACATCTCTATTGGAGATGCCTCACCACCGACTTTTAAAGGTTGTAAATCATTAGACAAAGGGTAGCCATCACCTAAAGTGATTTCATTAACTAATCTACCTTCTTTTGTCTTTTGATATGGCATTAATCTACTCGTAACCCTTTAATGAATCCTCTTACTGCTGAACCTACAAAGTTATCTAGTAAATCAATAAAATATGGTTCTACTGTTTTGTTCCATATATTTTTACTAAATTTCCACTTAGATAACCCTAAAGTCATAACTTTACCTGCATTGTAACATATTGCCTCAACCCAAGCACATATTTGCTTATTTGGTACCTTTTTGAGGATATACAGCACAATACCTCCACCTGTACCACCCATTAGTAAATCTGAATTGTTTACTATAAAATCTAACATATTACTTCTCCTTTATAATTGCTTCTAAAAGCTCGACACGATTACGAAGTCTTTCAACCTCATCATCTAATTCGTTTGGTTCTTCAACGTATTTTAGGATTTTATCTAATTTGAATTGCTTTGATAACAGCTTGACTGCTGCTTGTATTATCATTTTCTGCACTATCATTTCCCATTTCCGTCTATTAATTCACCCCATAACGAAGTTCTGCCGTTTATTATCTGTATAATGTGAACTGTAAATAGTCCACCTCTATAAAAATCTACTATTGCAAAAGCGTGAGCCCAATTTGTACTTCTACCATTAAGCCACTCATTTGCTTCATCACTCATATCCTTTAAACACCCAATACTCCACGCAGACTTTGGTCCGTCTAAATGGGTAGCAGACATTTGTTGTATATCGTGCCAATGTCCATACATTACATTTGCACCTAGTTTACGCAAATGATTGCTAGTATGGTACTGTCCACCATATTCGTGTCCGTGATATAAGTATAATTTACCCAATTTTAACTTTTTTCCAAAGGGAATATACTTATAACCTCTACCCTTTAAGTCTACTGCATTAGCAAACTTATACTGTGGTATATAAGGATATTTCTCAACAGCCATATTTAACCAGTTATCGTGATTACCTTCAGTAAAGTATTTTTCTTCACAGTTTACTTTATCTAAAGATTCGTCAATTTGGTCCATACCTGCATTAACATCTTTTACATCTTTTTCGAAATCTTTAATTAAAAACTCAAGAGGAGGAGCTTTCTTGCGTTTATATTTCCAAGCTGAAAACGCTTCCCATTCACCTACATCACCTAAATCAACGTAAGCATCAGGCTTGACTATCTCGATAGTCTTTTTCAATACGTTTATTGAAGGTTGGTCGTGTAGAGGAAAGTGTTTATCAGGCGTTACGATTACTCTCTTAACTACACCTTTACTCATCTACTTTATCTCACTTTTTATTTGTTTAATACGATACATAAAATAAGCAATAAGTACAATCATATACCCCACTTCAACTACTGGACTAAATATGTTTGCCCAGTTTACTACATATCCACTTAAACCAAGTCCACCAACTTTTAGACTGTCAATGTCCACTATCCACCTCTTTTACTCTATTACTTAATTCTTTTGCTCTATTAGGTGTTTGTCTTGCCCATAAACTATCTAGCATTTCTACCGATGCTTCTTCCCATCGTTTATCTTGCAGGTATGCTAATGTTTTTTTGAACTTAGAAACGCCTGTAACACCTAATTGATAACACATTTCCATTACGACATCTTGTATTTCTTCAGGCATATCACTATACCAACTAAACTTTAAATTAACTCTATCTTCTAACGCTTTTAATTTACGTTCTAAAATAATGTCGCATATATCTCTATCTAATTCTAAATCTTTTATTGCAAATCCATAGCCTATTGTATCTATTCCTAGACTATCCTTATAGACTACACCTACATAACCTTCGTGTTGTTTAATACTTTCTATTAATGACATATTATCCTTTTAAAAAGAGGGTGGCACGAAACCACCCTCTGATTATTGTCTACTTAGTCTATCCTACGTTTTTAGATAAACCAATGATTCTTCTATCACCTGCAACAGCAGAGTTTCTAACTGCACAACCATAGATAGCATCTACAGTAACTAAGTCAGAAAGGTATCTGTGTTGGTAAGACTGTTGTACTCTAGGTGCTTGAGAAGCAGCATAGTATAATGCTGAATTATGAATACAGAAGCCTCTAAGAATATCATCATTAGTAGCACCATCTGTATCAAAACCACCCCAAGGTGATATACCTTTATCTGCATCTTCAGAAACAGAACCTACATCTAAGTAAGGACTTTGTGTAACTACTACGTTCATACCTAGTATGTTACCTGCAACACCTGTAGAAGCAAAATTAGCACCTAATGGTCCATTTGTACCTCTAACAAAACCAGCAGCAGAATCTAAAGCAGCTAAAGAAGCATATAAAGTTGGACTTAAAACCATTGTCCAGCCATCTGTACTTCCTGTTTCAAGAATTACTGCTTTAAATATGTCGTCAATATTAGATGCTGATATAGCATCACCCACTTCTAACATATCAACTGTATCTTGTGTAGCACCACTTGCACTACCATGAGCTGTAGTTAAATTATCAACAATTTTATACATTAAGTAGTTATCAACACCTCTACCTATTGCATAAGCCATTTGGTCAGCATACATATTAAATAAATTGTATGAAGATTGTGCTTTAACTGCATCAGGAATAAAAAGTGAAGTTACTTTATGTTGGTCTATTGTTAATGCTGTTTCAGTTGATGTCATAGAACCACCTGAATCTGTATCAGAATCAATAGCTGTACCTTGAGTAACTGATGATAATGGTGTAACACCAATGTGTGGTAAGTGAACTTTGTCTGCACCTTGTGCTTCTGCTGATAAATCATTAGCTAAAGGTAACATAACTGTGTTCGTTTGAAATTTATCAAGAATTGCTTGTCCCCATACTTCAGGAACGAAAGCATCTCCGATATTTGCCGATACTGCACCTGCCCCACCTGACAGGACATTAACGTCTAATGGGTCTGTAATATTTGCCATTTAAAATCTCCTAACTATTTTTTAGCAAAAGACTTTACGATGTCACTCCAATTCTTTTCTTTATCTTTGTTTGACATTTTATGCCAATCTTCAGATATTGATTTACCTTTAACAGTTGCCCTAACATTAGGTTCTGAAGGCGTTTTAGAATTTAGCTGTGAAACCATAAACTCTAATACATCTAAATCTTTGTCTTTAAATTGTTCACGCTGATTCTCAGGTAACTGTTCTAATAAAGTGTTTTTTCTATTAGTAAGTATTGCTTCGTATTTTTCTTTATAAGGATTGAGTTCATTTACTTGTGCTTCAAATTTCTCAGCCAAAGTTTTAAATTCCTCTTTTTCCTTTAACTTAGCATTTTCTTGCTGTTCCAACTGCTTTTGTAGTTCAGATAGCTTAGATTCAGCCTCTTGTGCTCTTTTTCTATACTTTTTGCTTTCTGCTATGTACTCATTCTGAGCAACTTCTTGAGTAACATTCTCTGTACCACTATCCACTACTGTTTCATTAGATACTTTTGCTTCTTCGGACATACTGCCCTCCTATATGTTGTATAATTGGTAACGCAAAATACAATATCTTGCATTTGTCATATATCGTAACTTAAATTAGAAAGGTATTAAAATGCAAGTTTTAAATAATTATAAACAAAAATGGTTTGATTTTTTAGGCTATGAACCACACGAGGGTCAGCGTAAATTGCATTTTCCTACCAAAGAATCTGCTAGGTTTTTTGTAATGGTTTGTGGGAGGCGTTTCGGAAAGACTACGGCATCGGCAATGGAAGCGACATTCTACGCCTCCCAGCCGAATCAGCGTATATGGCTCGTAGGACTTTCGTATGATAAAGCCGACTTGATGTTTAGAGAAGTATGGGATAAAATGGTAAAAGGACATCAAAACGATATTATCAAGGCTTCTGAAAAAGAAAGATATATCAAATTCAAATGGGGTACTACAGTTGAAGCTAAATCAGCAGATAACCCTGATTCACTTGTAGGTGAAGGGTTAGATTTACTAATCATAGATGAGGCAGCTAAAGTTAGACCTAGAATTTGGGATATGTATTTATCTCCCACATTATCTGACAGAAAAGGAAAGGCGATATTTATATCAACGCCAGAAGGGTTTAATTGGTTATATGATTTGTTCTTGCTTGGAAAAAGTGATGAACTTTGGGAATCACATCAAGCACCATCTTGGGATAATGCCTTCGCTTTTCCTGAAGGTCAAAACGACAGTTTTCTCATTGAGAGAAAACGCAATATGGCTAAGGAGCTTTTTGACCAAGAGTATGGTGCTCAGTTTACGAGTTTTGAAGGTAGGGTTTATCCTTTTGATAGGAATCTTGATGTCGGTTATTATCCTTACAATCCACATCTTCCTACTTTTTGTAGTATTGATTTTGGGTATCGTATGCCAAGTGTTGGTTGGTTTCAAACGCATTTAGTAAATGGTGAGTGGCATATAAATATGATTGATGAAATAATACACGAAACTAATATAAAAACAGATGAATTAGCAGAAAGAATAAGGTCAAAACCTTATAGAGTAACAAAATATTATGGCGACCCAGCAGGATTACAAGCACAAGGACAGTCAGGCGTAGGAGATATAGAGATTTTTAGAAAAAAAGGTATGTTAGTAAGAACAATAACTGATAAAGCATCAAGAAGCATAACAGCAGGTGTTAATCACGTTAGAAGTTTTATAGAAAATGCTAATGGAGAAAGATACTTGCATTTAAACAACAATTGTATAGGAATGGCACAAGATTTAGAAAGTTACAGGTATCCTGAAGCTAAAGACAGTAAACCATTAAAACAAGAGCCATTAAAAGACGGATACCACGACCACGGCTGTGATATGTTAAGATATTTTTTTATAAATAATTTTCCAATAAGAAACAGAGAAATCAAAGTGAGGCAAAGATAATGTATTATGAACAAACAGACATAATTAAAGAAAGTTTAAACAATTTAAAGGTGTATAACCATAAAGAAAGAGAAGGTTACATAAATAAACTTCTTGATTATTACAATGGTAATGCAACTTATCAATATATTTCATCAAGATTTGATTTAGAGGCTTTTAGTGAAGTTCCACCATACGAGGCGAACATAACTAAAAAGTTTATAAATAAAATGTCTAGGATTTATACAGTTGGTGCAGATAGAAATATAAATGATAAATATAATGATTTAGCTGTACTTAAAGATTCAAAAATGAAACATATTGAAAGAATGACACGTCTTATTGGAACTATTGCTACTAGAATAATGTATGTTGATGGCGAAATGCCTTACTTTGACTATCAACCTATATATTACTTTCACCCTTTCTTTGAAGATGACCCATTTAGACCAGTAGCATTAACATATCCTTTGATGCACTATAGTACAGATGCTTCAAATACTGATAATGCACAATATATACATTGGAATAACACAGAATATATTATTTTTGATGAAGAAGGTGTAATATTAGACCAAAAAGAACACGGATACGATACTTTACCTTTTGTTTTTACACATAGAGAACATCAATGTGATAATTTCTATGTTGATGGTGCAAATGATATTGTAAATGCTAATGAGCATATAAATATTACAATGACAGAGATGCAATTAGGTTTAAGGTTTCAAATGTTTGGACAACCAGTAGTTTCTGGTGCAGATTTAGGAAATAGACAAAGATTTGGTTCAGATGTAATACTTGAATTACCTGAAGAAGCAACTTATGATATAAAATCACCATCAGGCGATATCGAGAAGGTTATAGAAAATGTTAAGTTCCAAATGGAGCTTGTAGCACAAAATAATCACTTATATGTACAATTTGCACAAGATGGTGGTGAAACACCTAGTGGTATTGCTCTAAAAATCAAAGATTTAGAGAGATTTGAGGATTATCAAGACGATTTAGCCCTTTGGACACAATATGAACACGAAATGTACCAAATAGAGCGTAAAATAGCACAATCATTCAATATAGCGATGCCTGAGGCGTTAAAACTAGACTTTAATGAGCCTGAATACCCAATGACAGTACAAGACCAGATAGCATTAGATATGCACAGGCTTAATTTAGGATTAATAAGTAAAGCTGAACTTATGGTTGAATACAATAAAGACTTGACTTTGGAAGAAGCAAATGCTAAATTACAAGAGAATCAAGAGCAAATAGCTCCACAACAACAAATTCAACCACAGGAGCAACAAAATGAAGATAGAAGTCAATAGTTTTATATATTTTCGTAATTTAGTTAATAAATTAAAAGACGAAGGTACTTTAGAGGATGTTAGAGATAGTGTAAACGAAAAAATAGCTGCAGCCTCACGAAGATTTATAAAACAAGGTAAAGTAACTCCTTCAATAGCACCTAGCACACGAGCAAGAAAAGGACACTCAACACCTTTATTAGATACAGGTAATCTTGTAAACAGTATAAGAGCTACAAAAAAAGGTATTAAATATGATAGTGTCGGAGATTACCATAGACAAGGAACTGCACCTTATACAATAAAACCAAAAAAAGAAAAAAATTCTAAAGGTGATGATGCGTATTTACATTGGGGTGATGGTCTTATAATAAATGCGTATGCAAAAAAAGTAAAGCATCCAGGATTGCCTAAAAGAGAGTTTATTGCTTGGTATAAAGAAGATGAAAAAAGAAAAATTATTCGTAATGTAAAACGTGATTTAGTTAAAAAAATGAATGAAGAACTAAGGAGAAGATAATGAGTGAAAAAGAGAAATTAGAAATACTAATTAAAAATGTGATTAATATGCACGAAAAACTTAACATCATTATTGAATACTTAGCTAAAGACATTACACAAGAACAATATCAAAGAGAGTTTTTAAACCACGATGATTCTTTAGTAGAAATAGAAAAAGATACTTATGAGCAAATGTGCGATTTAATGGAAAGTAACACAATACCCTTTATGGGCATAGCATAATGGAGAACAATGGATTTTATTACAATATTGGAACAATTTGGAATACCTGTGGCGATGACGATAGCGTTCGGATTCTTTATATGGAAACAAAACCGATTCATACAAGAAACTCTAATGACAGAACTAGACCAAGACTTCAAGAGGTTGGAAGGTATTATTATTAAACTAATTGACCAACAAAAAATGGTACAAATGGAACAAAAAAAGTTAAATGGTATATTTAAAGCACAAGTAGAAATAATCGCAAGACTTTCAGGTAACGGATTAAAAGACAAATTTATGAGAATGATGGAAAAAGGTGGTATGGACAATGAATGAAACTAAAAGCCTCAAAATAGAAACACCAATAGTTAGTATTGAAAGTGATTCAGGTAGCCACGTTAATGATTTTTTCAGTATTGTCGGCGTTATGGTAATATTTGTAGTATTAAGGTATTTACTTAGAAAATACGTTAGATAGATTCTTCAGCAGCAATAATAGATAACTCCCATTCTTTTCTTTGACCCTTAGTCGGTCTACGAGCACTTAAAGGCTCTATCCCTACAGCTTCTGCTCTTTTCTGCCATTGATACCACTCTCTACGCTTTTCGTTACGATTCTTTTTATTTAACTCTTTATCTATAACCTTTTTAAGAACTATCTTTTCTTCTTTTTGAGTCATAGACTTCTCTCTAGGTGGTAAATCCTCAGGAATAACCACATCATCTAATACCTCAACATAATCAGCTTCTTCTACATCTTCAGTCTTTAAAAACTTCTCAAATGGACTATCTACTGTAATATTGACGTTCTTTACAAGTTTACCACTATGCTCCAATACAAGCCTAGCAGCCTGTACGTTGCCGTGTTTAGCTTCCCTAACCATAGAGTTAATAACAGCAGGTAACTGACTACCAAACTCAGTCATATATCTTTCATATATCTTATCTATAAAATTGCCATCTTCACGCCATTTGCTGACACATCGTTCTGCAACACCTACTTTTTCGGCTACTTCTCGTATCGTTATATTAGGGTTAAGTGCGAATAATTCAATGGCTAGTACTTTTTGGGGTTTTTTCTTTGCTATGGTAGTTTCCATATCGTAATTTAGTACTTTTTCGTACTTCTTGCAAACTTTTTTTTAAAATTGGGTATAAGTACTTATTTCTCCTCTTTTTTGTGGAATGGGACCTGTGGGGGATATCCTAAATCGCATACGGGGCATAGCCCCCCTAACCGAGAGGCTAAGGAGGCTGAGGCACTTTGTAGTTTTTTAGGTAGGTGTGTGGGGAACGTGTGCTATAATCTAGTCCTTTTTATCTGTTCTGACTGAACTTCTTAAACTGAGCTTTCCGTGAGTACTTGTAAGTTTGATGCAACTTTTGCTACCAACTAAGTTTATTAATAGTATACTATCATCTACTAGAGTAATATCAACGGCTTGAACTTTTTCTTTATTGCCTCTCATTTCAACTTTAACTTCAGTGTGATTACTATCTTCATAATCTCTACCGCTGACATCAACTTCTACTCTCTTAAAATCGTTCTGTTCTATATCATCATATGATGGCTCAACGGTAATACAATCTTGATATGTCCACTCTTGAATATCTACTCTTGTATCTTGGTTTGTTCTTGCATCTAGTTTTGTTCTTTCTGTTACTTTTTTCATTTTTATTGCCTCTCTATTTATTGAGATTGAATCTCATTTAGTTTGTTTTGGCTTTGTGCCTCAACTGATATGATAAATTATTACATATTTACATATATGCAAAGAAATTAAATGTAACAGAATGTAACAGAAATGTAACAAGATGTAACAAGGCTTTACACGTGCAAAACGTGCAATCCGACTGAGTAGTCGGTTTTAGACTGATGAGTCGAAAAGTAGACTGAGTAGTCGAAAAATAAACTACCTATTCGAAAATTAAACCCTTGAGTTATATTATAAACTATAAAGTCGAATTATAAACCCTAGAGTCGAATTATAAACTTGTGAGTCGAAAATTAGAATTGTTGAATTATAATAATAACGTGCAAAACGTGCAACCAAATGTAACAATATGTAATAATACTTGACACGTTAAATAAGGCTCAAAAAGGGCTATTTTAAGCAAAATTATTTTTACACGATAGCCAATACCAAAAAATAATAATTCTACTTTTCCCTTAAAAATAAGGTAGTTACAGCCGTTCACGTGCAAAACGTGCAACAAAAAAATAAAGTTCTTGACATTGTCAAATATAATTTGTATAGGAAATGAATTGTAACCTAAATGTAACAAGATGTAACAACTCTTTTTTATTTGGTAAAGTTTCCTTAACTTAGTTGTATAAAATAATTAAAATTTATTAATTATTAAAAAAAAGGAGTTAAATATGTTAAAATTTCAAAGGACTTATGAAGCAAGAGAGTTTACCAATAAAGCCTATGATTTATTAGATGAGGGAGTTATTAATAGAGATTGGTTTATTATTTGTTGTTTAAAGTTTATGTCAGAAGATGACGTTAGGGAAATGATGTTAATAAATGAATTAGTAGAAGTGGAGGAGTAGATAAATTGAAAAAGAAAAAAACAGAATTTCAAGATTTTCCAAAATATGATTTTTTAGGCGAGTTAGAAAAATATCTTGGATATAAAAAACCAAAAAGAAAATTAAAAAAAGATAAACAAGGAGATTCAATAAATGAACAAGACTAATATTAAAAATAAACCATATTATGAATTGTATTTACTACT